ATTGTCGAACGCAATGCTGATAACCCTAACCGGCTTGATGTGCTGTTCCCACCTGATTACGTCAACCAACTACGAGTATTCGCGGTGCTTAATCAGTTTCGTCTGCAATATAACGAAGAGGTGGCCTAAATGGCTCGAATTGGCGGTACGTGCTTTTTCAAAATTGATGGTCAGCAATTATCTCTGACCGGCGGCATTGAGGTGCCAATGAACACGGCGGTGAAGGACGATGTGATCGGGCTGGATGGCTCAGTGGATTACAAAGAAACCCACCGCGCGCCCTATACCAAAGGGACATTTAAAGTCCCGAAAGACTACCCCATCAGCAAGATCACCTCAGCAGATAACATGACCATTACCAGTGAGCTGGCGAACGGTCAGGTATATGTACTTTCCAGCGGCTGGCTACATGGTGAAGCGAACCACAATGCCGAGGAAGGCACGGTAGATATGGAATTCCACGGGCAAGAGGGCTTTTACCAATGATTGTGACATTAACCAAAGAAATAACCGTTGGTGGTGAGAAGGTCAAAGAGTTAAATATTCGCGCACCTGAATATGATGAAATTGCTAAGTTTGGCATGCCGTTCTCTTACTCGGATAACGGCAGCGCTAAAATCGACATGAGTTGTACGCTGGCATATTTACCGGTACTGGCTGACATTCCCCCTTCATCAGCTAAGCAACTATTGCCGAAAGACCTGATCACCATCTCAATGCAGATCGTAGGTTTTTTTACGGCATCAGAAGTGTCGGTGAGCTAACTAGCCGCATTTATAACATTGCCTATTTTTGGCGAATGAACCCCCTTACCGTAATGGCTTGCCCTCTATCTAAAATATTTGAGATGGAGGCGCAGGCTGAACGCATTAATACGGAGCTGAGTAATGTCAGATAGTTTTCAGTTAAAGGCGATTATTACTGGCGTCAATAAGTTATCTCCGGCGTTGACGACTATGCAGAAGGATCTGCGTAAGTTTAAGGGGGAATTTAAAGACGTCATGCAAAGTGTGGCAATGATGGGCGCGGCCATTGGTGGAGCTTTCATTATTCCGATCAACCAGGCAATGGAATTTGAATCCTCCATGGCTGATGTGCGCAAGGTTGTTGACTTTGATACTCCCGCCCAGTTTAAGGAAATGGGTGAGGATATATTGAAACTTTCCACCGAACTCCCCATGGCGGCTAATGGGATCGCCGCTATTGTAGCCGCTGGTGGTCAGGCCGGTATTGCCCGCGCCGATCTAAAAGCATTTGCAACCGATGCTATTAAAATGGGTATTGCTTTCGATCAGACGGCAGAAGAGTCTGGTCAGATGATGGCCCAGTGGCGAACAGCGTTTAAACTAACTCAAAGTGAGGTCGTGACACTAGCAGATAAGGTTAACTATCTGGGTAATAACGGTCCTGCTAACGCTGCAAAAATATCTGAGATTGTCACTCGAATTGGTCCGTTAGGGGGCATTGCTGGCTTGGCCTCAGGGGAAATAGCTGCAATGGGCGCAACTATCGCAGGGATGGGGGTAGAGTCAGAGATAGCTTCAACAGGTATTAAAAACTTTATGCTCTCATTAACCTCAGGGAAAGCAGCGACAGCCTCACAGAAAAAAGCGTTACGAGCATTAAGAATTAACCCCAAGCAACTCGCGGCTGATATGCAGAAAGACTCTAAGGGAGCGATGCTTAAAGTATTGGAGTCATTGAATAAGTTACCAAAATCCGATCAGTCGGCAATGTTGACACAGTTATTTGGGAAGGAGTCACTTGGTGCCATAGCACCTTTATTGGCTAACCTTGATTTGCTCAAAGATAATTTTAAAAAAGTATCGGATGCTCAGATTTATTCTGGTTCGATGCAAAAAGAGTATGAATCTAGGGCTTCCACAACAGCCAATGCAGTTCAATTACTTAAAAACCAGTTAGAAATTGCCAGCATTACTCTCGGAGATATGTTCCTTCCTTATATTACCGAGGGTACTAAAGAGCTTAAACCTTTATTAGAGCAGTTTCGGCAATGGGTTAAGGCCAATCCTGAATTAATAAAGACAGTTTTTAAATTAGGGATTTATTTGATTTCTGTTGCTACTGGCGTTACAGCGGTAACGAAAGCGATCGGTATCATGAATTTTGTCACAAAAATGTCACCGCTGGGTAAGTTACTTACTCTGCTGATCGGTGCGGGCGCGTTGATTGTGGCTAACTGGGATACGGTGGGACCGGTATTTAAGGATGTATGGAACCAGATTAAACCTATTGTCGATATGGTGGGTGGCTGGGAAGGGGTAATGAAAGGGTTTGCTCTGTATATGGCGGGTGATTTTGCTTTCTCATTTTTGAAAGGAATTAACGCTGGTGGCGCAGGCGTCAGAGGGCTTAATGGTGCACTAAAAACGCTCATCTCTTATGGGGGGCAATTTGTCGCTATTGGTGTGATTATTAGCCTATTTAAGGAACTGGATGACCTAAGTAAAGAGTCTCAGGCCACCAACAAATCCAAAGGGGACATTCTGGTTGATAAGTTAAATAAAGGGCAGCAGGACAGGGGCTATACTGGGTTTATCCCACGAATGAAAGAGCTACTGAATATGGACGGTAGCCAAAACTCCAAATCGCCATTAGCTTCCGCTCGACCTCAGGCAGTCAATGGGGAAATTACTGTAAAGTTTGATAATGCGCCTCCGGGAATGGCCATTGTCGGTACCAAAACTAATCAGTCTGGTTTTGGTGTAGGCTATGATGTTGGTTATAGTCGCTTCTCATCTAAATAGATTTATGTATCATTAACCTCACTTTGATAAGCGAGGTCTCTATGGAAAAATTATTTTTTATCGTGTTCTCCTGTTTTGTTATTGCGGGCTGCGATGTGTCTAACTCACAAGCAAGCAATGAGGGAAATAAAAATACGATACCAGAGTATGTAACAAGTGCGGCAAGTGATGTTAGAGATGCAGTTGTAGCAAATATGATAAGAAATCCTGACTTCAACTGTAATAGTATTAAAGACGAAATTACTAACAATTGGACTATAGGCTGTTTTCTTCCCGAAAAGAACCCATCGCCATTTTTGTTATTTAAAGTTGTGGAGGATAAAGATAAAACAAACCCTCCATTTGACTATAAACTCACTGCTATTAATGGCAAAGCTAAACAATATTCCGAAAATAGTGCGTTGAGAATGTTCAAGATTGATACTAAATCACTATCTGACATTAATATAGATAAGATGATGAAAGCTTATATAGATAAGTTTGTTACTCAATAAACTATACTTATTTAATAACCCGCTTCGGCGGGTTTTTTTATGCCCGGAGAATGTATGAGCTGGAAAGATAAGCTATTACCGGCCTCGTTTCGCGGTGTGCCATTTAAAACGCAGGATGATGAGGCCACTTTCGGGCGCCGGACACAGACCCACGAATATCCCAACCGCGACAAGCCTTATTCCGAGGATTTGGGACGGGTGACGCGGCGCGATACTATTTCAGCCTATCTAATTGGCGACGATTACCCGGCACAGCGCGATCTACTGATCACAGCCATTAATCAGGCTGGACCAGGGAAACTGATTCACCCGCAGTACGGTGAACTAAATGTCTGTATAGACGGTGAGATAAGGGTAAGCCACAGCGCGGCTGATGGCCGAATGTGTACCATCAGTTTCAACTTTGTCGAAGCCGGTGAACTCTCTTTTCCGACCTCCGGCGTTGCCACTGGTCAGAAGCTGGTTTCCTCCTGTGATGCCATGACCGATTGTGTCACTGATGCGTTTGGGAAGGATTTCGGGCTAGATGGCCTAGCTGATTTTATCCAGAACGGCGTTATCAGCGATGCCAGCGACATGATGAACACCGCTATTAAAACCTTTGACGGTGTGAATTCTGCTATTTCTGATGCGGGACGATTGTTGGATGGTGATCTGTCGGTGCTGCTGATGCCACCCAGTTCCGGCATGAATTTCGTTAACCGTCTGCAACGTATGTGGCGGTCTGGTAATAGTTTGCTGGGTAACAGTGACGACATTATCAACAAAATTAAGGGGCTTAGCGGGTTTACTGTCGGTCGTGATCTGGCCCCACATGGGGTATGGAAAACGGACAGCAAGACCATTCAGACCCAAACCGCGCAGCGAAACGTGGTTGCTCAGGCCATCCGTACCACCGCACTGACTGAAGCCGCACAGAGCGTGTCTGATTTACCGCAGGCCCGCCCGCCA